GGACTGTATAAATATACAGTCCTTTATTCCATCTGATAACTAATCGATTATGCCTTTAGAAATATAGAAAGGTAAATCGCTATCAGTCATCCTCCTCATCGTCATCATCTAACAAAGCCTTCATGTTAGAAGCCTTAGTTAGACTAGAAGAAGGCTTTCTACCAGTTTTTCTAGGAGTTACTTCCTCTTCATCTTCATCATCTTCAGAAATGGCTTCAGCTCTCTTAGAACCTAGAGTGCTACGTACAGAACGCTTTAAACCACCAGCTACCTTGCCGCCAGACTTAGCTTCACCACTTCTACCATTAATAGTAAAACCATTAACTTCAAATACGGAGTCTACTAGGCCAGATACCATACCATAAGCAGTATTGAATAGTTCCTTAATAGCTACGATATCCATATTGACAACATCTTCAGATTCTACACCTTCATCATTGTAGAATCTTAGAGTCTGGTCGTTGCTCAATACATGCTTGTATTCTGCAGTAACTTCTGCATTCTGCACATAAGTAATGTAGACAGATACGCCATCTTCTTCAGCTACGATTTCAAACTGAGAACCATTGTTAGACTGAGCAGAGATATGGTTGATAATGATACCACCGATAGTACCTGCATCCATATCATTAGTGGGGAACATCTGCTCTAGCTGATACTTTACCTTTGATACTTCAAGTGCAGAGAAGTTAAAGTAACCATTATCAAAAGTACCATCTTCGTTCTTAACGAACTTACCATCATCGTCCAGAGTCTGAATTTTTAGAACCAGTTCATAGAAATTCTTATCAGACTTTCTTAGTGCTGCCAATAGAACTGTCTTATTCTCTCTCTGCCAATAGTTGGGACCACTGTTGCCCCACTTGTAAGTAATCTTTTCTCTTTCATTATTATTGCTTTTACTACCCTTATTAACTACTGCCATTTAAAATCTTCCTCCTTAAATTTTTGGGTGTGTTAAATGTTAAAACTAGATTTAATAGAATTATTAAAACAGTTTCTAAATGTATTATATATGTTTAGAAACTGTTTTAACATTTTAAAAACTGATAAAGGTGCTATAATACTCTTTGTTATTATATTGCATGAGCTTAATACCTAGACTCTCTAATAGCAAATTACCAACACGAATGTTATCATCAACGATATCTTCATAGTTGATAAATGGAATTAGTTCTTTAGGAATCTTAGTAACTGACTTTGGCATACAAATAGCAGTCATACCATAATGAGCTAAGTTTTCATCATTGAAAATTTCACTCTGAATTGTCTCAAAGAACTCAGTTCCATAGATAGGTTCCAGATCAGTAATGTCATTGATCTTTAACTTCAATAGATTGACTTTAGCAGGTGTTTGGATTGTGTTATTAGGATATAACTTATTCCAAATAATAGAACCTCTAGCACTAGCTACTTGATATGCATTTTTATAAGAATCGAAATCATTACACTTACCAGGAGTTAAAAATGTAATCTCACCATTCTTTAGAGAATTTCTAATCTCATCTTCAAATGCTTTAAAGATTCCTAAAATCTCAGCTATGTTAATAACTGGATCGTTTAGAATCTTTTTCTCAATCATATCTGTGAAAACTTTTCTAGTACGATTGTTAACATTTGCCTTCTTAATAGACATACCCTTCATGTCTATTTTTCTTTTGATATTACCTTCTTGTAATTCTAACTGTCCTGTGTACTGCTTCTTGTTTCGTGTAAGCATTAGTCGGGAGTAGAGGAACTCGCTCTTCATGTTGATAATTGGCTGCTTAACTTCAGTAACATTACAATTTTCTGTTAAACGATTCAATTCTTTCTGAATGAATTTTGCTAGAAATAGTATAGCTGAGTTAGGAATACTATACATCAACTTATCTGAATCTGGTAGATGTATAGTCTTGTGTACCCATTTCACATACGAGTCTAAAGCGATAAAGTTACTGTCAGTGTCGACTGTCAGTATAGTACTTCTTTCCATACTAAATGCTCTTTCAGCTCTATTCCAGTACTGATAGTCATAGACTACAAACTCTTCTAATAAACTCCACAACTTATCTAGATTCTCTTTAGTTTCATCATTAATCTCATTAGGATCAATAATCTCAAATTGTAGAATATTCTCTAGATATTGCTTTACTTTTTCATTTTCTAAGAATTCATAGATGTTGTTCTTGTAATAGACACGATTTACAGACTCTTTATCCAATCCATTAATCAATGTCTTTAAAGCAGATTTCTCTTCTTTAGTTAGTTCAACGTCCATTATTTCATACAATTTCTCTAACAAATCTTGCTTTTTCTTTACATTTTCTTTATCTAGAACTTTTAGAATTTTCATCTCACTATTGATGTTTTCTAGACAGTTATTGATATAAATGCAAAGATCACTGAAATTATCATAATGAACATTATTACTAAGGAAAGACTCGAAAGCTAGAATGGAAGTCGTAATTATGGAGTATCCCGTGTATGTTACAGAAGCCGGAATAACAGGATTATAGAACTGACTGTTCTTCTCACCAGTAGCACCATAATAGGAGTTATTCAATAGCTTAAATGTCTTCTGCATCATTTCATAGAATGACTCTTTAGCTACATCACCTTCATTAAGTGCTGCGAACTGAGCTTTCTTAGCAACTTTTCTTTCAGACATCAACCAGCTAACAAAGTCAGCATTTAAATTAATTGCCTTTTCATGTTGCTTGAACATAACTCCATAGCCAGTCATAATAGGTTTCTTATTCTCATAGAAATCTAAGACATTTAATAATGTATAATCATTCTCTACATTTTCATAGTTGTTTCTAATAGTTAAATTCTTTTCATTTGAGTTAAGTTTCTGATTTTCTTCTATTTGTTTATCTATTAGTTCTTCTAAAGTTTCTCTAGGAACATCTGGTTTTAGTTTTGTTAGAGTTGCTAACATATCTCGCTTATACTTTTGTACGAAAGTACTGTTCTGAATATCAGACATTTATAAAAACCACATCCTTTCTTAGTATGTAATAGATTTTTAAATGGAACTTTTTTGGATTAGGATTTTTAATTTAACTTATACTCTTTTACATATTCTGGAATATCAATCATTCTACTACATAAACCAGGAAATTCACTTAAATAAGCGTTGTCAAATTTTCTTACAGCATAAGAACTATCATTCATATCTATAGTAATATATGCTTTATTTTCCATTAATCCCTTGATATAAGGATCTTTATACATAAATACTCTATCAGGTTCATTATCACTACGCCCAAGATTATCTAAAATTTTCAGAAGTTTAGGTGAATCTTCGTTAGTTTTGAAGTTTATAACTTTACTTGAATCTTTATTAAATACTCCCATTTCTAAGTCAAACATAAACTTTCTTTCAATGTCTCTATTTGTCATATTTGATACTCCTTTATATAGTTTGGAATTCTATTCCATCTTACTAATAATAGTTCTTTATTACTTGTAAATCTTCCAGTACAATCGCCTAAACCAAATACTTTACCTACTGGATCTATCCATACATAAGCTTCACCTTTATACAACCAATTTTTTACTTTATCTATATCTTCACGTTCATTAAGTTCTAAATACCTATTATATCCGATATTGTATAAAAGATTGTATAACTTAAAGGCTTTTTTACCTTTTCTGAAGTATATAGTATGAAAAAATAGATCAAATCTTCCCATATTCAAATCAAATAAGAATCTTCTTTCAATTTCTTCATTAGTCATAATTTACACCCCATATTCAATTTAGTGTATTCCAATAGATAATCTGGTATCTCATTAAAGTATTTAAAAGCTGCTTCAGTACGTACACTAATATGACCAGTAGTATATGAGTTATATTCGTTTGAAAACCATATATACGAAGTTGAATATTCATTAGGAAAATGCTTTATTGCTTCATCAGAACCATCTCTAAATCCTATATTGGTTAATAGGATAAACAGATTCTTATATTTGAGTGTGTCTCTAGTTTTGAAGAAAAACATACCAGCATCATCTGTTATAAATCTTCTCATATTCATATCAAACTTGAATTTCTTTTCAATCTGTTCATTAGTCATAGTTGATAGTCCTTTATATATTTTGGTATTTGATTTACATTTGGATAATCACATTTATAAGTATATCTTTCAGATTTCATAAATTCCTTTTTTTCAGGAAATAAATTTACATAGAATGTTCTAGGATTTTTATTCCGTTTCCATTCTTTTAATATACCTTTCTCTAAAAGTCCTTTATAATAGTCTTTATAGCCAATATCTTCTAAACACTTAAGAAATTTATCATAATTAACATTTCCTTGAAAACTTATTCTAATACAATTTCTATTATCTTCTCTTTTGAATCTATCAAAATTTAAGTCAAATTCTAATCTTTTTCTAATTTCTTCATTAGTCATCTAATTTCACTCCTTTATAGATTCCCTTATAAAATCTGGAAATCGATTTTTAGGTGTTGATTTACTATCAAAATATGGAGCAGATGGTACGATTCTATAGTTTCTTCTATCTAAATAGACCTTTATAGTATTACTATTTTTATATTGACCACTTACATGTCTATATCCAATTCTGTCTAAAACCTTTTTTAGTTCGATTAACATACTATATGATTCACGATGATCTAAAACAAAATACACTATTCTATGATTCTCAGTACGCTTTACTTTATAAATTCCAAGTTCTAGTTCTAGATCGAATTTGAATCTTCTAACAACATTTTCATCAATCATATTTTATACCTTTTCACATAGTCTGGTACTTTATTGTAATACCAATCAGGATTTAAATATTCGTTATTTCTTATATTGTACTTTTTATTACGAGTACTTATTGTTACAATTATCATATTTCTTGGAGATAGGTGATATTCGTTTCTTTCAAAACCTAAATTATCCAGAATACTTATTAGTCTAAATCTAGATTTATCTCTTTTTCTTTCTATAAATCTAATTACTGTTGGATAATCACCATTTATACATCTAAATACTCCCATATTCAAATCAAATAGGAAACGTTTTTCTATTTCTTCATTTGTCATAATTCTAATACCTCTTTAATAAAGCCTAAAGTCCTTTATATATTCTGGTGCTTCATAACTTCTATAAGTCTTATCTTTCATTCCATAAGTGAAAGTTCTATTTACCTTATTTATGAGAATGTATTCTATATTTTCATAATCATGAGAATATATTGATGTATAAGAATAACCCCATAATTGTACTATTCTCATTATTCTTCTAGTAATTCTATATGGGGCATAAAATATTACTGAATCACCACTATATTTGATTTGTAAATCAAAATCAAATCTTTTCATAATTTCTGTATTAGACATAACATCACCTAAAAATTATCACGTATTGAATATTCTCTAACATATTCTGGTATAGGATTTGTTACTAAACCAGATACTTTAGTGTATCTGCTATAAATGGAATATGTCTTATTTGATATTATAATTCCAATGTATACAAAATGATTCATACTCGTTCTTGAGGCATAATTACTACGACATTCAAAACCTGCATAATTTAACAATTCACATAAAGGATTGCATTCAAAAATACTTTTAGTTTCAAACCATATATGAAAATCATCTGAACTTAATTTTTTAAATAATCCCATTTCTAAATCGAAAAAGAATCTTTTTTCTATTTCTTTATTTGTCATATACTCTAATCACTATCCTTTGTTAGAATGTACTCTGGAATTGGATTTTCATAATAGTTATATAATCTAGTATAATCATCATAGTAGCTATAAAGTTTACTAGTTGTATTTATAAGTATACCATCTCTAGCTAAGACTAAAACACTTATATCTTCATAGAAACCTATAACCAATCTGATTTAAAAAGTTTTTCATCTCTTTCATTTTAGCAAAGTTCTTATTATCAAATGGATAATCTTCCTCTTTAAATACTATAATTTTTCCATATTTAGTTTCGTGACCTTTTATTAAACCTAATTCTATATCAAATAAGAATCTTTTTTCTAATTCTGTATTACTCATACATAGAATCCTCCTATAGTGTATTTCTTACAATTATGAGATATTACATAATCTTTGATATACTCTGGTAATTCAGAAATCTCTTTACTATGAGGTAAACTACGAATGCTTATATTATCATAACATTGAAAGTATTTTTCTCCATTATATATCTTGATAATTCTCTTAGATTTTCCATACTCATAGTATCCATAAACATTCTCATCTAAAAATGAGAATTTCTGTGAATATCCATTGAATGCAAGTATGGTTTCTATATCTGAAATGTTATCATAAAAGTCATAGAAAACTATAGAACCATCGTCATTGGTTTTAAATACTCCCATATTTAAATCAAATAAAAATCTTCTATCTTTTTCTTCTTTAGTCATTTACTATCAACTTCTTTCTTACTTATATCGTATCGTTTTATGTAATTCGGTATGGTGTTATAATAATTTTCATAACAATGCAATCGATCAACTATATGAAATTCTTTATTTTCAATGGATATATTTATACTGAATCTTTTATTAAAGTTTCTTAAATCTTTCCTAGTGTATTTATATCCTTTTACAGTAACTTCCTTAAAACCATTATTTTCCAATAATCTTACTAGTCTTATGATATTTCTATCACATTTAAATGCACACAATTTATCGTAATGACCATATGGTTTAAATATACCCATATGAAGATCGAATAAGAATTTTTTCTCTATTTTTTCACTATCCATTTATAATACTCCTAAAGAGGTTTTTTCATGTAGTAGTTATTTACATAATCTGGAATTTCATTTACTAATCCTTTTGATATATAGAATGTGTGTATTGTAACATTGTTATTAGAGTAATGGAAAGAGTATTTTTTATCTAACCTATCAATTTCCAATATATCCTCATTACCACAGTAGTAATTGTATTCAGATTCTTTATAACCTAACTCTTTTAATATATTTGAGATCTTAAATAAGGATTCACTAGAACCCTTAAAAATCAAAAATTCCTTACCATATATTTTCTTAGTCTTAAAAATACCTACATCTAAATCAAATTGGAATTTCTTTTCTATCTGTTTATAGTCTGTCATGTTTTATAATCCTTTACATAATCTGGAAGTAAGTATATAGATTTATCCATACGCACATCACTTTCATACTTTGTTGCAATAAACAATTTCAATTCATTATCTATACCAATTTTAATATATTTATAGTTGGTATATGGATAATCTACAGGTTGTCTAGTATAATAATCAGTATCATGACCACAAAGATCTTTATAACCATTCTTTTTTAAAATAGTTATTACTATTAGTACATTCTGTATAGTATCACCAAAAGTTACATCATTACGCAAATCTTTTTGATATACAGTATTTAAATCAAATATGAATCTTTTCTCTATTCTTTCATTACTTTGTCTATCATACATTTGTAATACTCCTTTTCATCAAATTCGTCAATGTAATCTGGTATTTCATTAACAGTGTCATTAAAATGTCTAGCAAATATTCCATATGGTGACATTATAACATAATTTCTAGATTCCTTATAGATAGCAATTGGACTATCCCAATATATTGGAAAACCACCCTTGTATTCTAATGTGATTAGTACTTTTACAAGTTTTCTATTATCTTTTGCTCTAAAAATATAGTATCCACCCTCATTAACATTTGTATTTATAGTAAACTTGAATAAACCCATTTCTAAATCGAATTCGAATCTTTTTAAGATTTCTTCATTAGACATTTTAACACATCCTTTATACAATCAAATACAGTATACTTATACTCACTTACATATTCTGGAATTTCATTAATAGAGTTTTCCTCAAATTTACCAGTTGATCCACATAAATTAACCCAAGTATGAAATTTCTTTTCATCCTTATCTATACATAAAAATACTAATGTAATATAGTTTCTATTTTTATTATCTTTAACAAAATACTTATCATGATTAAGATTTATTTCATTTACAAAGTCTAATTCTTCTAGAATTTTTATTAACTTTAAATATAGCTTTTTATTATATGGAGGAATAGAAAATAGTATTTCTCTTGTAGGTCTATCTTCAACTTCACTAATATACATATTACCATTTGCATATGTTACAACTGTTCTACTACCATATGCAAAACTACTATTACCAAAAGTAACAGTATTAGCACTATATGCATAGCTTCCATTATGATGATTATTTAAAATAGATTTTTCTTTAATAGATTCTTTGAATCTACATACTTCTAGATCAAATTGAAATCTTTTCAAAATTTCTTGATTAGTCATTTAGTTCTCACCTCTTTTATAAAACTTTCTATCTTAAAACAATTATATATATTTGATAAACAAATTAACTCTACAGAAAGTAGGTGACTTATAAACTATGGCAAGAAAATGGATTTATTTAGATGAAGAAGTTAATACAAATGAAATAAAGGATCAAACTGGTGTTGATGCTAAACGTAAAGAACTTACTGATCGTAAGGAAGAATTAAGAAAAGAAAGAGCAACACTAGCTGGTCAGGTTAAAAACAATCTAGTTAATACAAAAAATAACTTTAATGATGAGAGAAAATTAAGACAACATGAAAAGAATCTTAATGCTAAAAATAATAACCCTCAAGTTCAGCAGGGTATAAATACTGGTACTGCTTCATCCTCTTTATTAGATGAAGAAAAGGAAGATGCTTCCATTAAGGATAATACTTCTAAGGACGATTTCACTAAAGAAATGAAGAAAAATCCTGAAGAAAGTATTAAAAATGAGAAGCAACCTTTACAGGAATTTGTAGAACTTTTCAAATCTTTTAAGACTCTATAATTTTTCTGTGTTCCTAGTGTTGTTTTTTACTTATTAAATCGAAAGATTTAAACAATCTAATAAAGCTTTATATGAGACTTTTAATTTTCACATAAATCAAATTAAGAAAGAAAGGTGTTAAAATATGTTACTTGATGATTACAAGAATGTAAATAAAAAGCTAACTTCTGAGGAAGTTGAAAAAGAGCTAATTATGCAGGAAGACTTCGATGCTATCGTTGAATGGATTCAGGAGAGTGGCTATCTAGCTAACTCTGATGAGTATTCTGTTTATGATGAAGCTGTTAGTATTCGTACTAAGAAGCTAACTGGTAAGGAAGTTATGAGTAAGGAGCAGTATGAGTCTCTAGTTCGTTCTAAGGCTGCTCTAGCTGCCGCTAAGTCTGCTGGTAGTGCTGACTACGCTAAGCTAGTTAAGGTTTCTCGTCTACGTAAGAAGCTAATTGCTAAGATCAACAAGCAGTATGCTTCTACCGCTAGAAAGACTGCTAAGGCTGCTGTTAAGGCTGCTAAGAAGACTTCTAATACTGTCGTTAAGACTGCAAAGGAAGGCAAGGGCGGTACTAATGGTACTCCTAATAAACCAAAGGTTGTTAAGGAAAGCGATAAGAAGTAATTCTTTTAGTTTTCAATAACTTTACTTTAACTAAAAAATAAAATAAAAAACACAATCATACTAACTGGGTTTATTACCAGTTAGTATGATTTTTTACTTTAGTTTCATTTATATATACTAATAACGATAATAGTTTAACTATATCAATCTATTAGTAAGATAAGGAGAATCTAGTTAAATGAAAATAGCAATGGTTTCGCAACCAATGACAGGAAAATCAGAAGAAGAAGTTAAACGAGTTAGAAAAGATGCTATCAAAAAACTATGTGAATTAGGATATGAAGTAGTTGCAACTACTTATGTAAATGAGGAAGAACATAAGAAATATCTAAAAAGTAAAACTATAATTCAACATCCTATTTTCTATTTATCCAAAACATTAGAACAAATGTCTTTTTGTAATGCAGTATATTTTTGTAAAGGTTGGAGTAATTCTAAGGGTTGTATGATTGAACATTATGTAGCATCTATTTATGGATTAACTATGATTTATGAGGATGATAAAGAAAGGATTGATTTCATAAATGGCAAAGAAAACTATTAATCTAAATGAATTGATAGCTAATAAGGAAGAATTCTATCAAAAACTAGATCTGTATGAAAGAAAAGTATTAGATGTATATAAACGAAGAAAGATTGAAGTTACATTCTCTCTTAATGATGTAGTTTATGAATGTAGTTTAGCTAATCTAATTACTCAGATGATTCTGTTTATTCCATTTGTTAATTTGAATGAAATTCCTTCTAACGATTTTGTAATTCTAGACAAGATTAAGAACTTCAGTAAAGGTACAATAATCTCATACTTCAATGACATTATCAATCACGTTATCAATGAACTAGAGATTACTGACAAAGAGTATTATGACAAACTAAATGTTTCTATTAAGGAATCTATTAATCACTTATCTGACTTGAGTGGTAAGTTCAATGTCTACTCTGGTAGTACTATCATGCTTCACGATTTGATAAATCTTTATAGCGAGAATGAAAGATTTAAAGAACTAGTTGATGAAGAAGTACCTAATGGATTAGACTTCTCTGAGATTGAAGAGTTTGTCAATAAGGAATTTGATGAATTGATGAACATTCTTGAAGTAGAGGATACTTGTTTTAGACCTTACTTTAATGCTAAGACTGGTATTAACAGAAAACAGTTTAAAGAAATTGTCTCTACGATTGCTCTGAAAGCTGACTTGGATGGTAATTTGATTCCTTATTGTATTCAAGCTAACTATCTTAAGGGTTTGAACAATATTACTGACTTCTTTATTGTTTCTATTCTGGCAAGAAAAGCCTTGATAACTAGCCATAAGCGAGTGAAAGAAAGTGGGTATTTGACTAGAAAATTGTCACTACTTTTGATGGACACCTTCTTATCCAAGGAAGAGGATTGTGAAACTGATGAGTATATTGAAGTTTTAGTAGATTCTAAGGATACTGCAAAACGTTACAATTTGAGATATTTCCTGAATAAAAAGGAAAATTGTCTAGAAAGATTTGATACTAAGTTACATGAAAACCTAATTGGTCAAACTCTAAAGTTCCGTAGTCCTATTAAATGTAAATGTAAAGATGGTAAAATCTGTCATACTTGTTATGGTGATCTATCTAATGTGAATAATGATATTCATGTAGGTATCCTAGCAGTTCTAGAGCTTACTGAACAGCTTACTCAGAAATTGCTTAGTGCTAAGCACTTACAGACAACTGCCTCGGACGTTATCGATTGGCCTAAAGAAATGTTACAATACTTCATTGTAGATAAGGGTTCTGTATACATTGATACTGAGAAAGAAAAGTCTGGTGCATTTATCGTAATTGATGATGATGACATTGAAAGAGACGATGATGATAATAGCATCATTATAAACAAGTTCTCCATTAGAAGTCGTCTAGGAACTGAAATTGAGATTACTCCTCCTATCAGATTAGTATTCTCTAGAACACTTACTGATCTAATTGAGAATAATCCAGTAAGAGATTCCAATAACAAAATTACAATGAGTGTTAAATCTCTATGTGCTATTAACGATGCTATCTTTACTTTCAATCTAGAGAATAATGAGCTGTCTACTTCCCTACAGGCAATTATTAATCTGATTGAAAGTTCTGATCATCTAGGTATTAGTAACATTGATGAAATGACAAATAAGTTCCTAGAACTACTAAATGAAGGTGATATTGGACTAAATGCAGTTCATGCTGAATTGATTCTAAGAGAACTATGTAGAGATGCTAATAGTCTCACTAAGAAACCTGAAAGATATGATAATGAGGAGAATTATCAGATTCTAAAGGTTTCTGATGGTATTTTCAATTCTCCTTCTTCTGCTGTATCTCTAAGTTTCGAGCATTTGAAGAAACAAATCCAGTCACCTGAACTTTATGAAAAGGATGGTACATCTATTCTAGATGACCTGTATTTTAACTAATTAAAAATTTGTAGAATAAGTATATAACACATACTTATTCTACATTTTTTTGAAAGGAAGTTGCAAAAGATGATGAATTTTGAATCTGAATTTAGACAGTTACAGAGTGAATTTTATAGAATACGTAGTGAATTTGATAGTTTCCAAGGTCAGATAAATACTAAGCTAAATAATAAGTATGATTGTGATTCCGTAGAATACAAACTAGAACAGATAAGACAAAGTATAATGATTTTAGAAGCTAGAATAGAAGAAAAATTTTCACTATTACCCCATCAGCAAGTATTAAATGTTTACTACTTAGAACATAAAGAGAACTATAATAGTGTATTCTATGATCTATATGAATTATCAGAATTCTTAAAGGAAAAGATCTTTAAAGATGAAAATGTTCATTTTAAAGTATTTAGTTATAATACTGAGTATTCTTTTCATGTAAATCTAAACTCTAGAGATACATATTTCCAGTATTCCAATTTTGAAGCTAGAGATTTTCTAATCAAAATTCCATGTTTTGATGAAGAAAATCCAACTCTAGAACACTATAAGTATTGTATAAATACTGAAGTATTAGTTAGAAAACTAAAAGAGACTATTTTCAATGGTATTATGACAAACTAATAGAAAGGAAATGATTGTAATGACAAATTATCTTGATGCTAAATCTGCTATTTCAACTTGTGAAAGCTATGTAGATAATTCTATCTCTTCAGTTTCAAACATTAATGTTACTGATGTTTCTTTAAATTCTATTCTCTCATCTAAAACTATAGATGATTCAGGACTAAGTGATTGCGCAACATCATCAAAAACAATTACTATTAATTCAAATGATATTAGTAGTAATTGGTGGACTACTACAGGTGGTACTTCTATAGGTACTATTAGTCCTAGTTATGATTATGTTACTGTATCTGGCACTTTAAATGGTTATCTTAGTAATAATGAAGCAAAAATACAATTTAGTATTTTAGAAAGATATTTTAAGATGGGTTTTGTTAAGTCTAATAAATACGATAAAGAGCTAACTAAGAGTGAATTCCTAGATTTAGTAACACTCTATATAAACAGACTTACTAAACGAGATGATTGTAAAGTAAGTTTTGATAAGGATATAATGTTAGAAACACTTACTTTTAATATTGATAGATCTACATCTTTCACTCTAGATAATGATAAAGACTTATTACCAGAAACTTACCTATACTTTATGGACAAATTCTATGTAAATACAGAAAATCTCTTAGCTATTCTAAAGAAAGCTACATTTAACAGACTTCTAGATGTACAAGTATAAAAATCTGTAATAAAGAATTTTTTAAATATATATTCTAAATTTGTATAGTACGTAAATCTTTCTATGTACTATACAGATAAAACTTTTTTACTATTTTTAAAGGAGACTAAACACTATGACTAATCCCACAATTACTAATGAATTAACTAAGAAGATCAAATCTAGTAAGATCTATGGCTTTTTCCATAACGATCTGGACGGATATGGATGTGGTAAAGTAGGAGACTGCTTCGTAAATCTTGCAGGCGCAAGCTATCTAACTTACGGAAAAGTAGATAGCGCAATCGATGAATACTGCAATAAGACATACAAAGAATATGATGGTCTGATTGTAGCAGATCTTAATCTAAGTATGGAAAAGTTGGAAAAGCTTAACAAGCTGGTCGAAGAAGGTCATATCGTTATGTATTTTGACCATCACTTCAAGTCTTTGGATCAGTTTGATTTCTTTAAGAAGTCCAATATCATCTTCAAGTACGATAAGGATTATTGTGCTACTTACATCATGTTCAAGTATTTCATGTCTAATGGTTATACTACAGATGTAAATACTGAAAAGTTCGGTGAGGTTATCACCTTGATTGATTCTTGGGATATGTATAAGTGGAAGGATCCTAATACTTTTGAAGTAGTTAATGAGAATGCTTATAGTCTCAGTCTCTACTTCAAGAATTTTGGTTTTGTAAAGACCATTATGAAGATCGATAACTACATTAACGATAGATTTAACAATCTCTTTAGTAATACTGAAATTTCTATCATTGACTTCCTTAAGAGAGACATCAAACGTGGAGTCTATGATAGAAACAAGAATCTTGTTGTAATGCCTTATACTTTTGAAGATGAGACAATGGATATTGGTGTTACTTTTGCAGATAAGGATGTTACTGAAATTGGCACTATGTTGAATGTTCTGAATAAGAATCTTTCTTTCATTGTAGTCGTTGATATGACCCATAAGAGTGTTAATTTCAGAACCATTTTCAATAAGCCTAATCTTGCAAAGATTGCTGCTGTTTATGGTGGTGGCGGTCATCCCAAGGCGGCTGGTTGTGTATTAACCAATGAAGCTTTCAATGATTTTGTAAGTAGGACTTCTAATAGAGGTGAATCTTTTATCTCTTTAGAAAAAACTGAAGAGTAATAATATAAAAAGGGGTATTAGATTCTTATCTAATACCCCTTTTTTCAAATTGAAATAAACAAATTTATCTATACATTTTAAAAACTAGGTGTATAGTAAAATTAATAAAATTAGGAGAGAAAAGACAAATATGAAGACTAAAATTAATAAGAGATATATGTTCGGTATAAAAATTCTTTCTATACTGATTTTACTTCTCTTTACAACTTTCGTGATCGTATCTGTTATTAGATCAACTAATAATGTACAAGATATTATTGTATTTGAAGAATCAAAAGAAGCTATTAGTGAAGAATCTGGTGGTTTACAATCAACTAATAAAGTTACATACGCCAATTTGATTGAAACATCTTTTGATTCTGAGGGAAAATCTTTTAATGAAAATATTAATTATAGTCTACTAATAGAAGAGTCATTAAATGATATTCAAAATACCGATTTTAATCAGGTAAAAGAATATGAAAGATTAAATAATCTTAAGGTAGATTATATGAAATTAGATAGTCCTAAGATTGAATATTTTAAAGATTTTAATTCTTGGGAAGAATTATTCATGAGTGATACCTTGGATGATTACTTTATTGAGAAAGATGAAAAATACATGATTGTAAATGTAACATCTTGTGTAAATTTAAGAAGTGGTCCTAGTACTTCATATGATGTAGTAGATACACTTAAGAATTATACACCTGTTACTTTCCTTGGTTTAATTGTAAGTGAGGAAAATGGAACATGGTATAAAGTTTTATCTAATGAACAAATAGGATTTATTCATGGTGATTATGTATCAATCTATGATGAATCTATCATTCAAAATTCTATTAAAACAAATTCTACAAATACAACTACTACTTCTAAAGAAGAAAATATTCCTAAAAAGGAAGATGTTTTAGTAGAAGAAACTATTCCTCCTACAGATAATAATACAGAAGAAACACCATCGGTTGAAGAAACCATTCCTACTACTGATTCTATTGAGGATGATAATGTGACTGATGTTCCTGAAGAAACTATTCCTTCTGAAGAAACTACTCCTGAAAATAGTGATATTGATGAAGAAGATCTTTATTGGTTATCAGTGGCAATCACTATGGAAGGCGGCTGTTCTTGGTATCCTGAGTGGTTAAGAAATTACATCGGTTGTGTTGTACTAAATCGTGTAGAATGTCCCGATCTTTATTCTGACACTATTTATGGAGTACTTCATGATCCTGGTCAATATCCTTGGGCGGGAGGATGGCATAAAGAACCTTATGAATGGTGTGTTGATACAGCTAGGGATTTGTTAAATGGTAATAGAATGTTACCTTCTGACATAATCTATCAAGCTGGTTTCAAACAGGGAAGCTACGTATATGAACAGTATTATGATGATGTATTAGGTAGTTATTTCTACTTCTGTGGTAGATAACATAGAAAGAAGATAAGGATTCATTTCCTTATCTTCTTTTTTTTTATTAAAAAAAACTAGAAATATATATTATAAAGATGAAAATTCTATAGAAATGGAGGTTGAATCTTTTGTATAAGATAGAAGTACTGACATCTAGTATAGTGATTCACGACTATAAAAAAGGTAACTATATTAGCTTTAAGAATAAACTATCTGTATGGCAAAAAACAAAAGGTGGTGGAAGTTATATAACTTGGTCGGCTTATGAAGAAGATGAAGAAAATGAAACATTACGTATTCATAAAGGTATTAAGTTAAATGAGTTAATGTACTATTTTCCTAAACACACTTTAGAATATGATACAAGTGGAAATCCTTGTAAGTACATGAAACTAAATTTAACAGTAAAACCTAGAAGTGAGATACAGGAAAAGAGTATAGAGTACCTTTTAAACAAGAGTGAATTTTCAGAATTTAAGAATGAAACACAAAAATTCCTATGCTTGAAGCCAGGTGATGGAAAAGCACAACCAGTTAATACTGTCATTCCTACACCTAATGGTTTTAGACAACTTGGTGATTTAAATGTAGGTGATTATGTATTTGATAGAAATGGTAATCCTACTAAAGTTACTGGAATTTTTAGGAGAGGTAAATTAGACAATTTTAAAGTTGAGTTAAGTGATGGTCGTATAACATATTGTAATGACGACCATCTATGGACAGTTAAATACGCATCTATTGACAATAATACTAAACAAAGAGTTATTAAAGAACGCACTATTCCGCTTAGTGAGATTATATCAAAAGGTGTACTAAATAAACAGAAAAGATATAATTTCTGGATTCCTATGAATGGAGAAGTTGAATATCCAGAAGTAACACTTCCTGTTGATCCTTATGTTTTAGGATGTTTTATTGGAGATGGATGTCTTACTGAAAAGGCTCTAACATTGAGTGCAAAAGATGAATTTATTACAAACAAAGTAGCTAATATATTAGATTGTAAGCCATTTAAATATCATAAATCTAATTATAGTTATAAATTTGAAATGAAACATAAACTATTTTCAGAAGATAGTCATACTTTTTATAAATACATTAGAACTAAGGATATTTTTGAAAATAATGAATTTAATCTAGTTGGATATAAGTCTGATAACAAGTATATTCCAGAAATTTATAAAACTGCAAGTGTAGAACAACGTTATCAATTACTTCAGGGTTTATTTGATACAGATGGATATATTGCAGATAATGATAGATGTCACGTAAGATATGATACTATTTCTAAAAATTTGGCAGAAGATATAAAAGAAATTTTAACATCATTAGGTTTATCAGCTACTATTTGTGAAAATACTAGAGAAAATAGAGAAAATTATAAATGTTATGTAGTTCGTGTTAATATTCCAAATTATAAAAAAGTTAAACTTTTCTCTATGCCAAGAAAAGTAGCAATTGCTGAAAAACATAAAGATGAAATTAAAAGAAGAGATTATGATTATATAGCTATTACATCTGTCGAGAAAATGGATAATCAAGAAGAAATGCTTTGTATCAGAGTAGATAATCCAGATCATCTATACCTTACCTCAGACTATATAGTAACACATAATACGTATACAGCTATCAACTATGTAACTAAATCTGGTAGAATCCCAATTATTGTAGTTGACAATGATAAAATTTTAAATCAATGGAAAGAATCTTTTAAGAAATTTACTGATATAGAAGATGATGAATTATTTGTAATTTCTGGTAGTTCTACTATCAAGAAACTAATGAAACAGACTAATAACCCATACAAAGTATACTTAGCTAGTCATAGAACTCTAGATTCATATTGTAATGGTAATTGGGAGCTGATAAACGACCTATTCCAAAAACTAGGTATTGGTGATAAGATTTTTGATGAAGCTCATATAGAATGGAGAAACATTTTCTACATTGACATTAATACAGATGTAAAAAATACAATCTATCTAACAGCTACACCAGCTCGCAGTCAATATAATGAACAAGAAGTATATAGTCGTTTATTTGATGGTATTGTTACATTTGGTTTAACTGAGTCTAGAGATGTAAAATATATCAGATATATAGAATATTTATGGAGTTCTCACCCTACAGAATTTCAAGAATTGAATATGTCTAATGCACATGGATTTGATAGTAATGCTTATAATGATTATCTATTAAAACTCAAGTATGATAGATTCTTTAAACTATTAAAGACTCTATTGAATGATCTATGGAATAAAGATCCAGATCAGAAGATTGCTATAGTTGTAAACTGTAACAATATGATAGAAAAACTATATGATGACTTTTCAAAATCCATTTTCATTAATAGTCAAACTAAGAAAGCTAGAAAAATTAAAGTTGGTAGATTTTGCGGTTTAGTACCTAAGTCCTCTAGAGATAAAGAGTTAGATAATCAGCTAATTCTAACAACGCTTAAAGGATTTGGTAAAGGTGTAGATGTTGATGGACTATGTATTGTTATTAATACTGTTAGTGTATCTTCATCAGTTATAATGGAGCAATTGTCAGGTAGATTAAGATATAAAGATGGTGTAAAAAAGTATTTCATACAGTTAACAGATCAAGGTTTTAAACAATGCCGAAATCATAGTAAAATTCGTAATAAATTCATGCAAAAAGTAGCTAAAAAATCTTTTATTTTAAACGAAAAAAATTAAAACAAAGTATTACAAAAAGGTATGTGAAGAAAGGGAATACTTATGAATTTCGGTAATCTAGAAAAAATTGAAGAACTTATTCTAAGACCGTCTAGTAAGTTTTCTATAAAGAATACAGTCATTTTAGGTAGAAGAAATACTAAGACTGGTAATAGAATAGACTGTTTTAAAGAAGATTGTTACAAAAGCAATAAATATACTAACTATCAGTATGTTGGAAATTTGTATATAGAAAGTTCAGACTTTTTAGTATTTAGTTGTAAAGATAATGATACTAATAAAGTAAATGAAGTATATAGTTCCTATCAGCATATACAAAAGATAAGAAATGCATTTAATAAAGTTGCAGAAGATATAGAAGATGCTTTTAGAATTTTTGAAGATGGTACTATTGTATTAAAGCCAGAATATGAGGACTATGCAGTAAAGATTAACAATTTAGTGGGTAACCATTGTATACAAATCGTATTTGATGTAGTTTATGATGAAGATAGCGTGAGTAATAAGTATGATAGAGGAGTAACTATCTTCTTTAATGAGGAGAACTACTATACGACCATTAAAGAAGAAGAATTACATGGTATAACATACTTTATAAACAATTTTAATCTGTTATCTTCATCACAACATTTAAAACAAATGGCATATATGCAACAATTAGCGCATTCTTTAGAATTAGAAAATATAGAAATGTTACCTGTAGAATATAGCTATGGTAGTGGCGGTAAAATAGCAACTAATAGAAAAAGAAACTTTAAAAAAGTTTCTAAAGAAGATGTAGAAGAAGAATAAAAAGAAAGGAAAGTATAACTATGGAGCAGATACAGTATATAAAAGTTAATGACAAGTTTATAAAACTACATACTGAGTTTGATGAATATTCAGTAGTTAAAGATGATGCATATTTGGTTAATGATCAGATTTTTATATACAAAGGAAAATATATCAAGAGTAAGCAACCAAAACCTACAGGTTTATATCTAAAAGATGATGGTACTTTTATAAAAGTTGGTAAATCAGATATTTCTAAAGATAGCATTGTAAAGAAAGACAATAATGATTCTCTAAGTTCTTTACTATCGAATATAAGAAAAATGGATAAACCAACAGGTACTAAAAATTCGACTAGTAAAGTTTCAGTTAAAAAAACATCTGCTAAAGAAAAGAGAAAGTTAGAGAATAACAAACGTATTAAGCGAGACGAAGTACTAAACTTCTCTATTTTCCCTGAAGACGATCCAATGGTTAGAATCATCAAGGAAAAGATAAATTCCATTTCCCTCACAATGGCTGATATCTATGAAGTTGTAGATTCTGATAGTGTTGGTTATAATCTATTCTATGGTTTATCAACTAGACCTAACATGACTTGGAAGACTTTTGAAGTATGGTGTAATATCCTAGAAGTAGAACCTAATTTGACTATTAAAGACAAAGATTAAAAAATGAAAATAGACTCATATACCATAATAGGTATATGAGTCTATTTTTTTAAGTATTTTCCATTACTCGCCTTCGAATTCTACTTCAGGGTTAGAATCCATTACTAACTTCTTTAGTAGAGTGAAGGTAGCACTGTCTTCATATTGTACCTGTCTTGCAGATAAAATTTTTTTACATAATGCTTTAGAAGAAAGGAAAGTTTCATTGTAGTATGCTTCAGCACTTAAGTCTGGATCATCTACTAGAATCTCTTCAACCTCTTCTTCTTCAGTAACTATAACTTTTTCCTCATCAGTTTCAATTACTGGTTGCTCTTCTTCATGAACAACTTCTTCTACTGCAGGTTCTTCTTGAACTTCTACAGTATTTTCAGCAACTACTTCTTCTTGCTGTTGTACAGGTTTTTCTTCTTCTACAACAGGAGGAATAAAATCAGGAATTTTAGTTTCCTTTACATCAATTGTCTTTTTTACAGAAGGATTCTCAATAATCTTAACTGGATAACCTAGTTTGGTTAGATGATTGTAAAGCTCTTCAGTAATTAGAACAGGTCTCCGAATTGGACCTAGACCCAACTGTGGAATATGACCTCTTTTATTGATAGTCACCTTAATACGACCCAAGTTCTTTCTCACCTGCACTTTCATTTTTATTTAAATATTCTATATTAAAAGTTTATACAATTCGTCTACTAATTATAGAAACTTTTATTATATAACGTATTTAATTGTTAGATATATAGGATTAAGCAAACCAATCAAGAATGTTGTAAGATTCTTTTAATTCTTTTTTCTCATCTTCTTCGGATTCTTCCTCTTCATCAGAGTCATCATCCTCATCTTTATCTTCTTTATCCTCTTCTTCGGACTCGTCTTCATCCTCATCATCGTCGTCCTCATCAGCGGACTCGAATAAAGCATTAAACTCTTCCTCTAAAGAAGCGAAATCTTCATCTAATTCTTCATCTTCATCTACTTCCATTTCCTCTTCTTCAGAAACAGGTTCGACTAGACCACCTTTAGGAGCCTCAGTATCACAAACCTTAGCTTCATCAGCCTGTGGAATTACATCACCCTCATCAGGACAATCTACTTCTAGATTAGTACCATCGCACTCTTGAGCTTCTAATAGTTCCATAGCACCTAAGATGTCACCCATCTCAAATAGGAACTCAGCAGCTTCATTACTAAACTCATCAATATTTACAGGAGTCTTCTGATTATCAGCATAATCAACTTCCTTATTTAGCTTAGTATCTGCATCTGCATCACTAGCATACTGAGTGGAGAAATCATCCTTGTAATCTTCAGGCTCTTGAAGCTTAGTAGTCTCATCAGTGTCAGAAACAGGCTTCTTCTCGAAGTTGTCCTCATACTCTACTTCATTCTGAAGATTAGTAATTAGATCATCATCAACTACAGTATCCTCAATGAATAAAAATGGCATCTCATTTTTTAACATTTCGTTATTCACTCCATTCTCACTAATATTTAAAATTCTATTATCAATAAAGTTTTCAAATTCGGTGTCTTCATGAATGAGCATATAGAAATCTTTCTGATCCTGCTCTTTCTGAAGGTTAGCATTAATTTTCTTAGAAATATTGTTTAGCATAGGAGACAAATGCCCTCCTTCCATTTATTTTATATATTTTTATGAATTTGTTAATAGTTCTATCTCATTTTTTAATATAAAAATGAGACAAGGTATCAAAAGATACTCTCTATAAGTAGGGAAGAAATTATGTTTCTTAAGACTAGTTAAGAAATCATCATCTATTTCTAATTTTTTGTTAAAATACTTGATAAGAATATTCTCTAAAAAGTATTCCTTATCATTATCATAAAGAATATCGCTATTGCAATTAACAACAAACTCAGACTTATGAGGTGTAATAAAAGCATGTCGCACTAAATGTTCTGGGTCAGCTTTATCTATAAAACCATAATTAGTATTACCTAGTCTACCAAAGACATCATCATATGATAAAGAGATAGTTTTCTGAGTTTTATAGTTCTCATAACTAGTATCTAGTTCTTTAATAACTTCATTATGACTATCAGATGGAACATAACATACTCTATAGTACTCGTTATAGTCTAGACTAAATGGATTATTCTTTAAATTCTTTATGATTTCCATAGTTACCATATCTTCTAGTTTGAAATAGTCGATATCGTTTTCTTCTAATGCTTTATAGATAGTCATATCATAAAGTTCATAGAAAGCTGGGGAATCAACAAAGATATCCTGTACATAATAAGAACCTAAGAAAGTTCTTTGAGTGTTATCTAAGATTCCATTGTTAATTAAGAATCTGATTAGGAATTCATTATAGATGTTCTTATCATTATAACGATAAGTAAAGACATTGTACTTTCTATTTAAGAAAGAATTAATGAAGAATTTCTTAATCTTTACTAGGTAATCATTGATATTCTGAATTAGCTGATACTTTGACTCTTCTATAATAGGATTATTCTTAGTACCTATATTGTCATATTCGACTGAATATTCAGTATCTACTTTTTCTTCAGCATCATCTACTTCATGATGAGATAACTCATACTCAATCTTATAGAATTTCTGACCATTAACCTTATCTACCTCATATTTAGTAACTCTGAATAGATACTCTTCTTCCATATAGTCAATATGGAAAAGATCATCTACATATGGTTTTATCATATTTGGTAGAATTACTGCTTCACCATTACTCTCAGTATTTAGACCAAATGCTTCATCAATTTCGATATTTGGATTTACTTCACTAGCTAGATATAGAGGAAAATCATTAATTTTGTTGTAAGCAACAGGACTTTCATATCCTAATAAATCCTTAACAGTTTCTAAAGGTTGATCTTGTTCAGATGCAGCTAAATTTCTGTTATAGTAGGTTACAAAGATAGGAGTACCTTGTAAACGTTTAGACTGATAGGAATAAGAATTCTGTAAGTGTCTTAAAATATTTTCATGTATTATCTTTTGTTCTAATAACTTTGCCATATGATTACATTCACCACTTTTCTGTATTAGACTCTATATGAAAATGTTTAATTTATTGTTTGAATATATATTATAAAGTAAGAAAGGATAGGAGGATAAAACTATGTTAAATAATAAAAAGATTCAGGATACTCTTAGTAAAATCGTAGAATTACAAGGTGATAAAAGTTATAAAACAATTGATGAAATGTGTGATTGGTTTTCTAAGAAGGATAAAGATTGGTTGTGGAAAGATAAATTGGAAGAAGAAACATTCTATATTTCTGAAGATCCAGATGACTATATAATCGCTACTAGACAATTATCTAAAAAACATATTTTCGATTTTGAGATTAAGTATAGACCAATTTTAGTACAACACCCTGTATGTAAAGTAAATGATGATACTAAACTGACATTAAAACTATTAGACACTATAATCAGTGGAGGTTTATTACATACATTCTTCAATAAGGAAGGTAATGTTAGTGTATTTGATTTCCTAGACAGTTATAAAGACATTATAGCATGGTTTGATTTTCTATACAATAATGAGACACTTGCTAGAAAAGAAATCTATAAAATCACTGAAAAATACAGTGAATTTTTTAATAATGAATGTTGGCAGCGTCTTACTTACTACTGCTATGATTATAGAGATGGAAGAAAATATAGAAGCAACTATATTAGAAAGTATAGAGAAAAATTAGATTGGAAGTATCTAAGTGGAAGCGATATAGATCTAGATCCATACTTCATTTTAGAAATGAGAAACTATATAGATTTTAATATGTATTTTAGTAACCTTAATAAACATAGTCAGCTTAGAAATCAGATGAAACTTTATACTCTTAATAATCTAGGAGAGGTATTAACCTATAGAAAAGAGGAATAGATAGATGGATGATAGAGTCATTAACAAACAACATATCTTCAATTATGAGTTAAAACATAAGGCTTTTTTAAAGAAATACATTATTATCAACCCAAAACTTTTTGGATTTTATGATAATAATGATGAATTCGATCTAGATAAACTAACACTAAACCTCATAGACAATTTAGTAAGGGATAAATTCTTCGACACATATAGATTTGAGAAAAATGAAGTGTATGATTTCATATCTGATTATAAAGATCTTATTGATATATATTCATTTATGACAACTAATGTACTATTTACTAGACAAAATCTAGAGTTTATCGCAGATACTTTTAAGAAACAGTTTGATGAAGATCCTATATTGTGGAAATATGTAATGGATGTATTTATGACAGAATACCACGATAATAGAAATGTTTTAATGAAGTATAAAGATAAATTCGATTGGGATTTATTTAATAGATGTGTTTTTAATCATGATGCCCTAGACTATTTGAAAAATAAAACTATATGCAAATATTCATCCTATTTTAAAATTGTAGATAAAATAAAAGACTATGTAATAAAACATTTAGATGAAATTTTATTTGACAATTAAGAAAGTGTAGATTAAAGATGTGTAACAGATATGTAACAAAACAGGATGTTTTCAATTTTGAATTGAAACATAAACCTTGGTTAATTCAATATAACTCGTCTGGAATTGAAAGTGATATAGAATTTTCTATAGAAGTTCTGGATAGTATCTTTGAAAGAAATATCTTTGGTCTAAGTTGCTATGAAATTTCTAAAATCTTTGAATTTTTAGACGATTATAAGGATATCATGGATTGGAGTATATTCTTAAAACATGATACTCGAATTATATCATATTATGGTCTTGAAATTCTATCTAGATACGGTAAATATCTACCTGTTAGAAAGAGGTAATTATACATGAGAAGAAAACTAACTAAAAAACACTTATTTGATTATGAAATGAAGTACAAACATATATTAAGTAGACCATATAATTATGAAAAATTAACACTAAGAAACTTTGATCAGATTGTATATAATGTCTATTATAGTTTCAGTAGTAGTGATTACAAAACAATTTTCAAATTCATAGATGACTATATAGATCTTATAGACTTTGAAAAATTTGTTATCAATAACTATGTATTTATAAATGGACATTATAGACTGTTTATAAGTAAGTACAATAAGCAATTCAATCAAAAAGTATGGAGTAAACTTACACATAGATTGACTTATAAAGGTAATGAGGATCTTATTAGAAGATATAAGGAACATTTAGACTTTAGTATCTTACAAAACTATCATATATTCTCACCAGAACTTCTACTAGAACTTAAAGATAAAGTAGATGTTAAAAAGGTATTATCTAAAATGGGTGCTATAAACTATGAAACCTATAATCGTGAAGTGAACAAGAGAATCAATAACTACATAGTAGACCATTTAGAAGAAGTACTAACCTATAAAAAGGATGATAATAACAAATGAAAAGAAGATTAACAAAGAAGGAAAAATTCAATATAGACATATTCTATAGACCATTTCTTGTAAACAGACGTAACAAAAGAACTGGCTTCATCTTTCAGTATGAGAATAATTTTGAAAGTTTATCCCATTTAAAAATCCTAGAAATTTTTAGTAGAGACTATCTTGATGATTATTTCAAAAATAAAGACAAAGATGAATTCTACATGTTCTTAAATGATTATGAAGATCTACTAAATTGGAGGGCTATTATACCACGTGCATTGAATCTAGCAGTTAACTTCAAAGATGTTGTAAACTTTGTTGATTGTTTTAAGGAATACTTTGATGATGTTTCTTGGAAGAATACATCTAGAAAATACGAGTGTTTTCATAACAATGAATTTCTTAGAAAGTTTAAAGACAAATTAGATTGGGAGTTTATTACTAGAAATCGTTGGTTTGAACCAGAATATCTACTGGAGTTTAAGGACTATATAGATTTCAATCATATATTCGAACATTTACATGTTAGAGGAGACTTTAGATATCTCGTAAAAGACTATGGTAGAGAACATTGAAGACATGGTGAGTTACATCATTCAGAAAAAGAAAGAGGAATCAGAGAATGGCGACAAATAATAAACCTCCATTGACTAAGGAGCAGATTTTCAATCTAGAAATGCTCTATAAACCAATGTTCTTCTCACACTATAAAAATGAAAAAGCTATTGATTACTATAGTTTAGAAGACTTAAAAACAGATAACAAAAAGTTTCTAAGATGTATATCAAAAAGGTTAAGCTCCGTATTCACAGGTATAGATAAGGATAGACTATACGTTTTCATAGAAGAGTATAAAGAATATTTAGATTGGAAAGGTATTTTAGAAAGTATACCACAGGAAATCATACTAACTGATGGTACAAACATTACAATTAACAATATAGTTCCTAAATACGAGACATATTTTAATGAACATACTTGGAATTACGTTACAAAAGTATTAAAGTATGGAAATGAGGATTTCATTAGAAAATACAAGTATAAGCTAAACTGGAATTATCTATCAAAGAAATATCGTTTTACGTATGATTTCATAAAGGAAATGATTGATTTTGTCATTCTACCACATTACTTTAGTTACAATACAAGTTCTGGTTCTAATAGAATAAAGAATGAACTATTAAAGCAATTGAAAGGAAGTATAAAAGGAGAGATAAATGAATCTAAATGAAAGAGAAATAAAACGAGTACAAAAGTATAATTATTCTAGTCCTTATCAAAATAAATATCCGACTTGGTGGAATCGTAAGGAATACTGGAAGGATATACAAATACATCAAAAACTAAGTAGTAAATTCATAGAAGAATTTGCTATCTATCTAGATTTTCAATTAATGTCATCCACTCAAGTACTAGATGAAGATATTATGACAAAATATAGTGACTATCTAGATTGGCACGACATTTCTATGGTACAAATCTTACAACAAGATTTCATCATCAAGAACAAAGACCTAGTAGATTGGGATATGATTTCCTACTATCAAAAACTATCAAGAAGCTTCATAGTAAAATATAAATGGAAACTGAACTGGTGTAACATTTTTAGAAATGAAAAAATTTCTGACAACATAAAATCATCACTAATAGAAAGTATCGAGTGAATGGGAGGTTTTTATGTTAAAAGAATTATTTACAGTAACCGTTTTAATCTTTTTCCTATCAAGTTTGATAAATGTAATCATATCCACTATGAAAACAGTATTAACTGTTAAAGCATCTAAGCAAGTAGCTACATTTATAAACTGTCTTAACTATACTATCAATACTGTTATAATCAAACAAATTACAGAATGTGAAACTTGGATAGCAGCTATAGTTACTTTCTTTACTAACCTAATAGGTGTATATTTTGCACTATGGTTGATTGATAGGTTCAGGAAAGACAAAGTATGGAAAATAACAGTAACTATAAAAGCTCTTGAAGTACTATATCAGGTAGTAGACACTTTAGAAGACATAGGTATAGAATACAGATACACTACTGTATACTATGGTAAGATGAAAAAAGGTGGAAGTCTTGAGATCTTTGTTAGAACTAAAGATGATAGTAGATTAGTAAAAGAAATCCTAGATTCTATTAATTGTAAGTACGATGTAGTAGAAGTGTTAAGGAACGAATTATAGGAAAGACTAAAGGGATTTTATTCCCTTTAGTCTATTTTTTTTTATTTAAATCTCTAGTTCATCAGCATGACTACTAATCCAACCACGATAGTTCTTAGTTAGAGTACATACTTGTGTTCTTGGATCATCTCTAAAATGTTCTATATATCTAACAAAACCACTATGTTCAGGATGTTCATATAGATCAATCTGACCACTATGACCTATAACGATTACCTTACAATTATCATGAATTCTTGTTAGTACTTTCTTTAATTCATCAGCATACATATTCTGTGTTTCATCAATAATGACAACTTTCTTTTCGAAATTACAGCCACGTAAGTATGTATGTGCCATCATATCAATGTAACCTTCAGCATTTTTCTCATCAGCAATGTCTATTAGTTGATTAACATATCTTTCTGGAATTACATCTATCTTTAAAAGAGCCTGAATAAAAGGTTCAAAATAAGGAAGAGATTTTGCATTTAGATCACCAGGTAAGAAACCCATTTTCTGTTCTTGAACGGGAGCTGCTATAAATACGATACCATCGTATAAACCATATTTAACTAAAAGATCTGCAGTTGCAGTAGCAATAGTTGTCTTACCAGTACCAGCTTTACAGTCAGCAAATATGATAAGTTTTTCAGGATTCCATATAGCATCTCGAAATTTTCTTTGATCCGCATCTAGAAATAGACCATAAAAAGGGTGATCATCTAGAGTTTGAGGAGGATTCTTTTTATACTCTTCGAATTCTTTATTCGCTGTATGTTTCTTAGCCATATTAAAATAGCTCCTTTCGAGATAGAAAGTATATTTCTACGATATTTTATAAGAAATTTCTATTAGGAAATTCCTTATAATAATAGATTGTTAAGTTACAAAAAAATAGCACTAAAAGAAATTATAAAAAAAAAAGAAGATCCAAATTAATGGATCTTCTTCTCTTTAACTTTTTTTGCTAATTTTTGAATTAATCCTTCTTTTGGGAGAAATTTTAAAAGATATTTAGAAAATGGAATAAATACAGAATTATTAGAACTTTTCATAGAATATAAACCTCCTTATTCTATCAAAATAAGAATATATATTTATAATTCTAAGAAATTCATTTTTTTTATTCACCCATCATCAATTTAGTAAACTTTGGACTAAATATAGCTAAAGTATTCCATAATGCATGTATAAATACAGAAATGCCAAAACCTAATGTTTTAGATTTTTCATCATCTAGTTTTAAGAATTTTTGTACCTTTTCATTCTTAGCTAACCAATGAACTATTGTAGTAGATAAATGCATTAAAACCGCAAAAGTTCTTACTCTTATTGCTTTTAATAAAGGCATTTTGTTTATTTTTGTTAACTGTAATACATATGATGTAAATTCATATCCATTAAAAATTACGAAAAATTCTTTCTCAAAATTACCTGATGCTGCAAATTTCTTAGCTAGTTCTTCAGTTAAAGGTGCAGCAATACATGCAGTAAGTATTGTACCAATTTGTTGACCAGTAATAGTTATAAAAACAATCATGAATACTATTTGTGCCAACATCATCCATAGAAAACATCTTAGACCGTTTTTTAGCTTAGTAACATCATACTTTCCATTTTCTAATTTTTCAGTATCCAAACTTTCAAATAAAAGAGCTTCTAGTTTTTTAAATAAAGCTTCTAGTTTATGTGAAATTGATTTTGATGTATCTTTTTTAACACCATTAGTTTTTATATCTGAAACTATTGATGATGCAGTGGATTTAACAGCAATTTTAGCTTTTTGATAATTTCTATCATTATTATTAAAAAGCTTCTTTAAATCTCTATCAATTACATCTTGAATCTTTTCCTTTACATTAAATGATTCCTGTAACATATAATCTAAATCCATTGATTCAGATAGTAAATTACAATGCTCAGATAATTGTTGAATTTGTTCAGGAGTTACTAAAACATCAGGAGTTATATAACCATTTTCATTTAAGTCTTTAAGGAATATACAATTTTCGTATAAAGAGACGTTATTCATTTTATAAGTTCACCTACTTTTTATAAAATTTTGTATCATTAATTTAATGTTTTTATGAAAATCTATATTTTTCTTTTATAAAACTCATAGACAACATTCAATTAATCAGTTTATTACTAAAGGAAAGGAGGAAATTTATAACTTATGCAAATGGATACTTCCTATATCATAGATACTCAAACTGATAATCTATCCTTTAAGAAGATGTATAAGGTTCTTAAAGCCAAAGGTATAAAAAACAATAAGTTCTTTCTAAAACTTTATGATAAAACATTACAAGGTGTGAATCCTAGAGATGAAGCTAATTTAACTAAAGAACAGAAAATTCGTATTTTAGCTGAGATTAAACGAAATCCTTGGTACTTCTTAAGAGAGGTTGTTATTCTTAATGTTGCAGGTGGTAAAAAAAGATACGAACTACATCGTGGTAATTTGGCACTTTCATGGTGTATGTTTAACAATCTTAATTCAATTATGTTACTACCTCGTCAGCATGGTAAAACAATGTCATCTATATGTAACTATGAATGGTTTTATAGATTCGGTACATTGAACTCAAACATGCTATTCATGCATAAAGACTTTGGTGGTAGTAAGAACAACCTTAAAATACTTAAAGAAATAGATGAAAATTTACCATCATATCTGAAAACTAAAGATAAAAAAGATATCGATAATCTAGAATACATTACAAATACTACTACTGGTAATACCATTAGAGCATTATCATCTGCTATGTCAGCTGCAGAATCAGATAAGAGAGGTAGAGGTCTTACTGCACCTTTGGTACTTTGGGACGAGTTCGCTTTCTTAAAATACAACAAAATTGTTTTCCAAGCAGCTGCACCTGCACAGTCTCAGGCTAGAGTTGAAGCTCGTAAACATAATTCTTTCTATGGTGCTACCATTATTACTACACCTAATAATATAGATAACAATCCTGAATCAGAGGGTACTTGGTGTAAGACAGAAATGGTAGAAAAAGCATGTAGATTTGATGAATCTATGTATGATTGGACTTTAGAAGAAGTTCAAGAATGTCTAGATAAGAAATCTGATAATGACTTCCTTTACATTGAATTCTCTTATAAACAACTAGGTCGTGATGAAGCATGGTACAGAGAAAACTGTCGTGCATTGAATAATGACTTACTAAAGATCAAACGTGAGATTCTACTAGAATGGACAAAGGCATCTGACGTCTCTGTCTTCTCAGAAGAACAATTAGTTGCAATTGAAAAACATCTTAAGGAACCAGTAGGTAAAATAGTTCTTAATAAATTCTGGACATTAGATCTTTATAGAACTGACATAGATTACAATATACCTTGGGTTGTATCATGTGACGTTGGTACAGGTCTATCACAAGACTCTTCAGCTATTACTATATTCAATCCATTAACATTTGAGATCATAGGTGAGTTTAGAGAGAATAAGATCAGCACAGACGACTTTAAAGACTTTATTTATCAACTTGTAGGATTATATTTCCGTAATTCTATGGTAGTTATAGAAAACAACTCTATTGGTATAGCTATACTTCAAGCTTTAATGAAAACTGCTATTTCTAGAAATTTGTATTATGAATATAAAGATAGAAAAGCACAAAAAATAGAAAAATCTAAAACTGAAATTGTCCATGTAAGTAAAAAAGAAAAATTACAGATCTATGGTGTTTCTACTACTAGTTCTTCTCGTGATTTAATGCTCGAAATTTTAAATGATACAGTTAATGATAGCCCTGAAAAACTTGCTACTCCTAACCTTTATTCAGACATTAAAGGATTGGAACGTGATAATAAGGGTAGAAAATTTTGCTCTTTTCTAAAAAATTTTCTTAATTGCTGGAAATTCTTATAACGATTATAAGAGAATCAGCAGCTATTAAAAACGTAAAAAAAAAAGAACTCATATTAGAATGAGTTCTTTTATGGGGTTATTATGCTTCTTCTTCAGAAGCGGTAGTTTCTTCTTCGGTAACGGTTTCTTCAACGGTTTCTTCTACAGGCGCTTCTTCTGCAGCAGGTTCCTCGGCAATAGGCTCTTCATAAGTAGTCTCAGTAGCTACCTTTTCAGCCTTCTTGGTCTGGATAATCTTGTCAACCTTCTTGGCACCCTTGACACCACCATAGAAGGATGCACCGCCAAGAACACCAATGCCGACAGTCTTCAAGATAGTACCGACGACGACCTTTGCTGCAATACCTGCTACAACACTAATACCGATCATAATAATTTACTCCTTTTATATTGTAAAAAATTTTAGAAGATATTAAACTTTTATCTTCTTTTCTACAATTATAATATATAAATATAAATACTGAAAATACGTTTTTAATAGTTCAACGACTAAATAGTACATTATGAGTATAATGGAAATAGAAAACTTTTACTATCTTTATAGTAATTGAAGATATAGTCTCGGTCACTATGGATACATAGTGTATGACATCTTACAAATGTCAAGATAAGGCTGCCAAAAATTGGTCATGGTGTAGGACTTCATGATGATAGTCTATTCTCTTACTTAGTTGGTAGGTATGCTTTAGCATATGGTACTAATCTATCTAGGTTCCAAATGCCTATTAATGGTAAAACTCCAAAAGATAGAAAATCTAGTATGTATAGAATGTCTCATAATCTGTCTGAGGTTAATAGAAATTCTGCTAGAGTTAGAGCTAGTAAAGCTAGTAGTTACAATGGATTAGCCAACGATATGATTGAAGAATCTGCTTATTTAGATTTAAGAAGGAAGATAGATAGTGGTGGACGTATAGGTGCTTATACTACACTAAGTCAAATTGAAGAATTAAATAGATTTGATAGAAATCAGTCTGCAGGACATGATTTATGGAAAAAATAAAAAAATAGAGGAATATCCAAATTAATGGATATTCCTCTATTTATTTCATTAATACGTATAATTTTTAGCTGAAAAATGACCAACAGATTGGTATCTGCTAAATTCACTCTTAAGTATCTTAGCAGCAGTTGACCAGTCAGTTAATTTCTTTTTATCTGGTGCGTTCTGACCCATAAATCCAAAATTAGTAGTAAATTCAAGTTCTCCACTATCAAATTTTTCATCTACTTTTTCATAATAGGTTGATATTTCACGAAATGCGTAACTTAAAGATTTATATTTAATTATTAAACTTTTAACCTCTTCACTATTACATCTTTTAATTCTTCTTTTTTCATCGTAATAATAATATTCTCTATTTTCTACTATATTTTCTTTAATTTCTTTAAATTTACTACTTATAACGTCTCTAATTTTATCTAAACTACGATTATCAATAGCCTTGTTTATATCATCTTTCATATTTTCTAATTCTTTTTCATATTTTCTAATTGGTTCCCAATATTTATCTGATTTTTCTCTCTTACTGTCATACCATGTACTAAAAGATTCAATGCCATAGCAAATTTTAAAACAGCCAGATATAATCTTTTGAATAGCAAGAATACAACCATTGATAATTCTTTGGAAGTAAGTAGCGTTAGCAGTGTATTTAGATTCTTTAAAAACTTGACTTAATTTAGTTTTAGCTTCAGCTTTAGCAGTTTCTAAAGATTTAATCCAATGTGGACCATAATCAGTAATAATAGTAAATGCATTAATAACATCAATTACTCTAAAATCATTACTGGTAAAATTTTTAGAAATATTTGATTCACCTTTTTCATCATTACCGTATTTTCTTATATCATCTAAAATACTTTTAGCTTTTTTGTTATCAAATTCATCATTTTTTAAAAGCTCTTTCAAATCACTAATAGTACTATTAATTTTCTTTGTAAAATTAGCTGGATCAGATAAAACTAACTTATTCATATAAATATTTTCAGTTATATAAATACTTTTTCTACGTTGTTCAGGAGTATTATACTTAGACTGTTTCATCTTTTCAATAACTTCTTTTACATTACTTTCAAGATTTTCATTTATTTTAAACCTCATTTTAAACTTGCTAATGGTTTTATTAATTGCAATAATGCAATTTTGAATCATAATAACAATTTTATTCCAAATAGCTTTTAAAGTAGAACCAACATTATTTTTATATTCTTCTTCAGCTAATATCATCATATTACTATCTTCATTTACAATACAATGATGTTCGCATTTAATCATCTTCATATCTAGTTCATGAATAGTAGATTGGTATTCTAATAGATACTCATATGATTCATTTACTAGACTATCAAGATTCATAGAATTATCTAAAGTTTTATCTAAAAACATTTTTATCACTCTCTTTCATCAAATTTGATTATCATCAATAATCATATACTTATGTAATTGTTTTCTTTGACTTTATAAAGAGGAATATCCAAATTAATGGATATTCCTCTACTATCAATTATTCTTCAAATCCTAGGTAAGATTCGTTAGTATAACCCATACGGATTACTTTCTTACGAAGAGTTTTCATTTCATCTCTATCAGTGTAATCACTCTTAATGACCATTCTAATATAATCTAACCATTCTTTTTCATCTTTAGCTAGATTTACATACTCACCATCTTTATAGATTCTTGTACCATTATCAGTCCACTTAGAACTATCAGATTTATCTACTTCAGGTTCAGATGGTTTCTTAGATTTAACTTGTTCATATGCTTTCTTCTTACTATCTTCATAATTACTGTCAGTATAATTACTACCATTATCATAACTAGCTTTTTCATGTTCTACTAGTTTATCAAATAGATTCATTACTTTAATAGCATCAATAGTCATATAATTAATAGAAAATACAATAGAGTTAGTTGCTCTTCTAATATTGGAAATATTTAAACGATCTTCAGACTTTAATTTACCATCTTGAATATTCTTTAGATCTTCTTTATATTGTTTTAAGCCATTAGTCTTTAGCTTCTTTAAAATATCAATCCAAGATTTACGTTTTTCAAAAACATTATAGCAACATTCAACTAGCTCATTAGCATTACTATAACCAAAATATTCTTTGTTTAGTAAAACACCATACTCAACTTTCATAGTTGCCCCTCTAAATTGCTTTAGACTATCAATGACCTTATTTAATTCATCAATATTTCCAACTAGACTTCTTTCAGTTAGTTTTTCAACACTACTAATACCCTTATCTAACTTATTCCAAGCTTTAATACGAGATAGCTGTCTACTCTCAATACTAGATTTTTTAAGCAAAGCATTAAATCGTACTTTAGTTTCTGGGTCGTTATTATTCTTTACAAATTTCTCAATTTCAGCTCTTTTATTCTGATTTAAGAACTTTGAATGAATCTTTACTTGTAAAGAAGAAATAGTTGCAATTGCCTTATTAATAAAGTTTACAAACTCATTCCAAGCTGTCTTTAAAGTATTAATTAGCTTAGTTTTAAAATCTTCTTCTGCTTCTTTTAAAAGAACAATATCTTCATTTACAATAGCGTTATGCTCTTTCTTAGCCAGATCCATAAATAGATTGTGAACATTATCTTCAAAGATAATAATCTGTTCATAAGATTCATTGACCAGTTCATGTAAATCAACAGATTCTTCAACTTTCTTAAAACCAGAATTAAGAATCGTATTGATTTTCTTGATCATTTTATCGATCTTCTCAATCTGTTCTTCGTCTTTAATTTTCTTTTTAGTATTCTGTAATTTGGACTTAATCTTTCTAAGCTCATTAAAATCACTGTCAAGCTTTCCTTGATTGTTAAAAAATAGGATACAATTAATAATAGTCAATACTGCAACTAAAATTTGTTCACCAATCTTAACAAATCCAGGAAATACCGTAGTTGCTAAATTAAGGAATATAAATCCTAGATTTGCATAATACATTAGCTTACCTTTAAACTTTAGCTTATTAGTAGATTGTCTATATTCATTTATAATCTGTTTAGTATCTTCTAAGTACTTACTAACATCTTCTTCTAATTTCTCTTTAGAAGCTTCATTTAATAAAAATTTTCCACTAATTTTTACATTATTATATGTTTCAGAAAGAAAAGTATATCTTTCTGATAGAACTTTAACTTCTTCATTTAAAGTCATTATTACTT